CTGGATTCCACCACACCCACACAACGAAAACAAAGATCTTTATGATCCGAGCAGAACCCCACTTCTTCCAGAACCTTCCAACAACGCTCGCATTTGGTTCCTGTTGCTTGTGTTACTGATACGCCCTTAGACACAACATCACTTGCATCTAGGACTGATGTGGGAGGTTGTGTTGGACCAGATACCGTGGGCTTATATCCGCCTTTTTCAATAATCAATTTATTCATTGTTGTTATCTCCATAATATATTCCGAAATCTATTCTTGCTTCAGCCATCATTTCACGACTACGTTGGAATGACTCTTGCCACTTTGGATTATCATTCGTCATTGGTCGAGTTATTATTTGAACTATCCCAGACTGAATAAGTGCTCTTGTACAATCAGCACATGGTGGTACATTAGTACTAATATAAGCGGTAGTTCCTTCAAGTGGAATGCCATTCCGTGCAGCATTATAGATGGCATTACGTTCAGCATGTTCAGCCCAATAATACTTCTCTGGTCTATCATGTCTTGATTCAATGCTATCATCTATCCCACGACAAAAGCCATTATAACCTGTTGTGCGGATTTCATGATTTGGTCCTACAATAACACAACCCATTTTGGTAGAGTCTTTACTTTTACTAGCTACATATTCGGCCATACCCAAGAAGTATTCATGCCAATGAATTGGCTTATTCATCATCTAATGTACCAAGATATTTCACAACCGGTTGCTTACGACTTTTTGCCCAAGCTTCGGCTTTTTCTATAGTATGAAAAGTATTGTGTCCCCACTCCTGCCAAAATGGCCACCACCAGCGCCGGATTTGAACTTCATATCCCATGAAGTTATCTTGAACAATACGATACCGATTCTTCATTTGTCTGTACTCTCCCACGCACAATTTATAATACACCATTCGTCAATACAATCATCTACACAATAACCGGCATCCACCACTTCTTTACCAAACATGGATACCATTGCATCATACCAATAATCGTAATATTCATCAAGTATTTCTTGTTCAGACATAACCTCGACATATGAATCAACAGCTGGGTCTGTCTTCCAAGTATCAAAACAATAATATTTCACGGTTGTTGTCCTTTATAATATAAAATGTGAAAATCACCATCATGAGTCTCTACAATGGCAGTACAATTCTCTGTCCAATCACCACAGTTTAGATAAAGAAACTCATTTTGCAAAATGATTCGAGGCATATGAATATGACCACATATAACTCCATTATATCCTTCAGCTTTTATTGAATCACACATTGAATGCTCAAACACATCTATTACATGAGTAAATGCTTTAGCTTTTTGCTTTAAATATTGTGATAAAGACCAATGAGGTCGACCAAGTTTATCCTGGATATAAAACAATACTTTGTTCATATAGGTTGTTGCATCATAGATAAACGAACCAATAATACCTAGCAACTTATGATTATTAATAAACTTATCATACTGATCGCCGTGTATAATAAGGAATCGTCTCCCGTCTTTACTAATAAAAGTTGTTAAATCACATAGAGGTATTTCATTAAACATAAAATATTGTGGTAATTTTCTTAATACATCATCATGATTACCAGTGATATAATATACTCTTATTCCCTGACGAGATAGATCTAATATAGATCTTAATACATTATTATCAGCATCAGACCACGTACCACCAGTACCTAACTTCCATAAGTCTAAAATATCACCCACCAAATAGAGACTATCGGGTGGGTTTTTTCTAAGTTGTTTTAGAAAAGATAATAGTTGTTCATGTTTGCAAGAACTGGTCCCGAGATGTAAATCGGAAATAAAAACAGATCTATATCTCACCACTCGGGCCCTGATACCTTATTTGTTCTCTTGTAACTATATGAAAAGTCAACACCATAAGCAGGACATACCAATAATACTTCAGGCATTCCATTCTTATCTTTTTCACCCTGTTCACCGGCAATAAACAATACACCAGGAGAACGCTCGGGATTTAGTCGCTTAAGAATAAGTGCTTGAGCATCACATTTAGTCTTGAGGCGCTCAATCTCCGCCTCAAGATGCTTAATCCTTGACTCATCTTTATATAACTGATTAACCATATTCTCTACGGTTGTATCTGAAACTTGCACAATATATTCCTTCCAGAGAGGATCTAATTGATTATATAACGGATCGTCGGTATTGTCAACCATCTTTACAGAGGGTCAACAATACCTTTATCTTCAAGACGCTCACGAGTAAGAATATACTCTTTAACAAGCCCAGATCTGACAACGTCTGCGCTAGTGAACTCAATTGTAGTAAACGATCTCATTTCATTTAGAATTCTAAAGAAATCACGGAAACCAGATTGTTCATATTTCTTTGTTGTTAAGTCATTTTGCTTTATATCGCCAGCAAATATAACACGACAATTCTTACCTACTCGAGTAAAAATAGAATGTAATTCACCCGGCATCATATTTTGCATCTCATCTATTACTATAATAGCATTATTAATTGTGATACCACGAATAAATGATGTTGTCATAAATGTTACTATATCTTTTTTAGCACAATACTCATAAGCATCGCCACGAGAGAATAATTCAGAAAATATAGCCGCGTATGGAGCTTCATATACAGCTGCTTTATCTTTAGCGGAACCAGGTAGAAATCCAACATCTCTTGTTGGAACTACTGAGCGAACTATCACCAATTTTTGTTCAGTCTCATTATGAATAATATCATTCAGAGCAAGATATATGCCCAAAAATGATTTACCTGTTCCGGCAGTACCTGCTAATAAAAGATGTTGACCATCTTCATAAGCAGCAAAAGCATTTCGTTGATTATCTGTAAGAGGATTTATTTGTTTAAGTTTAAGGTTGAACTTTTCTTTATGTTCAACCTCTTCTATATTTTCATTATTTTGTCTGGCCGCACGACGTTGCTTACGAGTTATCTTTGCTGGCATGCATCTCTCTTATTAGAAAGTGTTGACAGTACTCCGTGTAAAGCCTTTAGAATGCGCCTTTTTAATTTCTTTTAAGCGATCTCTAAAGCCGGCATCAGGTTTCTTGGTGACGATTGAATAACCCAAAGCAGGAGCACTATTCAACTGTTGTTGAATGTGTTTATTTTGCTCGAGGAATTCCTCCCTTTCAGTGTTGGACATAATAGTGGTCCATTCCTCATCGGTATTTATATTTTTAAAGTTATACGCGGGCATTAATCTTATCCTTATACTTATTCATTAGGTACTTACGGTCTTCCTGCAACATAACACTTAAAGTACTCATTGCTTCATATTCTTCTCGATATTCGCCTGCTTCACGATATAACAAAAGTCCTTTATAAAACATTGCAATGCCTGTTTCAATAAGTTGTTCGGCATTTTCAAGAAGAGGTTCGTTACTTATATTCTTCTTCCTCATAAGCATCAACAATTTTATGTACATTTTTAGATCGAAACAAGTTCTTTAATTTCTTTTCGCTACGATCTTTCTTGACTGCCCGATAGTCATCATAATCGTCATAATCATCACGACGAGTATTATAGTTCTTAGGCTTGCTTTTAGACATTGATAAGTCCAGGAAATGCTTGATTAACAATATCTACAGTTACACCTGGATAAGGTAATGTTTTATCTTTAATGGCAAGAAGTAACTTAGCATCTTCTGGATCGACTGCCTCAAGCAATTCAACAAATAGTGTCTCTCTACGTAGAGGCTTTAGATTTGGACTACCGCCTTCGATAAACAAATATAGCTTACGTGCTTCAGTGAATAAACGATGGTGTTGGTCAACTAAATCATTTGGCTTATATGGGGGCACCCCGGATGGAAGTGCCCATTTAATTCCAGAATCAAATGCACCACGAAGAATCGTGTGAAGAACAGTACTCTGGTTTTGGCGAAGGTAACCAATCCGTTCAATATCATTGGTGATGGTTGATGCTTTTGCAAGAATTTCGGAAATACCAAGTTTCATTTATGTAAAGTCCTGTATGGATTCGGTTAGATTTTTAAGACGATTTGCAATAAAGTAGTTAAGCAAATTAGAACTCTTCTTATTTGCCTGTCCATCATAACTCTCAAGTACCTGGATCTTAATACCTTCAGGCACTTGAGTCAAGTCAATAAGTTGCTTATTCCGCATATAATTACGGAAGTTTGGATGATCAAGTTTTCCTTCAAGACCAAGACTAGTTAGATCATCCATTTTCTTTTGTGTCATCGGCTTCTGGCGGCTGCCCAATACAAAGCAATTGTCGTCAGAAAGAATGTTAGGAATTCCATCGCCAGCATCACCCTTTAAAATATGTTCTGCAAGAAACTTGTCCGGATCATTGCATGTAATAAACTTCTTCAGCACAGGATTATATTGCCGAATATTGATATAACGTTGCAGTTGCTGGAAGTCTTTATCACCAGACAGAATCAGGATCTTTTCACTCGTATTGCCAAACTCAATACAAAGAGTGCCAATAATATCATCGGCCTCGGCGCTTTCAACATCAATAATTCGGTACGGGAAATGTTCTTTAAGCTCGCCACGAATCTTATTCAAGCATTCAAAAATAGCTTTCCAATCAAGTTCGGATGCTGCTTGAGACTTCTTGCGGTTTGCTTTATAATATGGGAATAGTGACTTACGCCAATAGTTTTTGTTATCACAAGCAATAACAAATTCACCATATTCTGGACCAAATTTGGTCTTATACATACGAATTGAGTTAAGACACATATGTCTAACCATATTCTCATCAACTTGAGCATTGGTATGATTACCAAGTTGAACCATAATGTTTGATAGCATAACTTGACTCAGGTCAAGAATAATCACGATTTAATCCTTTGTTTCATCATTTGTTTTATCAGTTATAGTTATTCTTATATTTTCGGCTAGACTTAAGTTATCATCATCATCGGCCTCAAATAGATTATTGGCAATAATTTGAAGCGGATGATCCATTCCATATACTCTACACAAAAATGATCTTACCGCTTCAACTACCAATGCGCCATGTTTTGTAATATTAGGATCATCCTCATCAAGATTAAATCCTGCCAAAGACAGTCTATCAAATAACATCGGCATCATATTTTCAAGTGATTCCTGTATATGAACTTGCCTAACATCATCCATATTCTCAATGACTTCCTCAATAGTCTGAGGCATTATATTCCGAGGATTATCTCTTTGAGGGAATAGAACAATGTTATTTGCGTTCATAATGTATTATATACCTTGTATTTGATATTGTCAACAACTTTTTTATTTATAATTTTAATGCTTCAAGCTACTGCTACAATCTCTGAACCACCTTCATGGAATTTAAATGGATAAATTCTGCAATTTGTATCTGTTGTTACTGCTAATTCTACTGCTTCTCTTACATCTGGCTTACAATAAAAGATAAAGAAACCACCACCACCTGCACCAAGTAATTTACCACCTAACGCCCCAGCTTTAATTGCCTTGGTGTAAACATCATCAAAATAGTCTTGAGTGATCTCTTTTACTACTTGTTTCTTATCTTGCCATGCTTCATGAAGTAAAGCACCGAAAGAATCAATATCCCCATCAACAAGTAATTGACAGGCTGTATAAGCTTTATTACGACTTCTTCGAACAAGATTAAACTTATCTTCATTCAACATAGCTGCTTTTTGCTTGGATAAAATAGCATTTGCAGAGCGACCAACACCAGAATAGACCAAAAGTAAGTTCTGCTCTAAGTTTGTCATTACATCAGAACTTACAACATCATCAAGACTATCAACTGTAACTTTACCTGATGGATGAAATTCAAACATATTGAATCCACCATATGCTGCAGCATATTGATCTTGTTTACCAATAGGATACCCGCACTTTTCAATTTCAATTTGACATGCTATCTGTGCAAGTTCTCTGCGTTTCGGTGTCTGGTGAACAAGTGATTGTAATGCGTTACATAAACCAACAGTAAAAGCACTAGAAGATCCTAGACCGGATCCTTTAGCTATAATATCTGAAACAGATGTTACTGTGATTTCTCTAGGAAGATTATATTTTAATAATGCTTGACTGACAATATCACTTTGCATTTTGTAAACATCTTCGTAGTCTTCTACTTTGTCATACATCATTCTGACCCCAATAGCAGGAGTCTGATGAACAGACACATAGTTAAACTTATTAATTGTTACAGATAATGCAGCACCTTTTTCTTGTTCATAGAAAGCAGCCATATCACTACCCCCTGAAAAGAAACTAATTCTGAGTGGTGTTCTAGTAACAATCATGATGTCTTATACACAAACATTTTATTAGATTGTAACATCTTACGACTTTCGATCGTAGGATATAGTTCCAAAGTATTTTGTAATACTTCTTCCCATTGTTTCTTTATTTTGTTTATATTATATCTGGTGTCCACAAATTGTTTATTTAATGTAACCATATCAAAATGTTTACGATCTCTAACCATTGTAATGGTGTTTTTTAATTCTTCAGAGAATAAAAATGCATGTCGATTTTGATCTTCATGCCATTGATACATGGCATTTAATCCACCAGATGTTTCAGGGAGTGCACCATAATTTGGATGAACACAAATCAAACCAGATGTCATTGCTTCAAGCATTGCTCTACAACTAGTTTCCAACCAAATAGAAGGATATCCAAAAATATGATAACCATTTAGATTATCACGAAGAACATCATTTGGTTGAAACCCATGATATGTCATCTGAGGATGATTACGAATTGTGTCATATAACGGCTCAAATTGTTGATCTGCGCCATCCCAGCCATAAATTTTAAAACTAGAATATACATGTAGATGAATTTTGGCATCAGTCTTTGCTAGATGTTCAAATGCTGCAAACAATATATTCAAACCACGTTGAGGTGTTGAGGTATAGACGATGTGAATAGTGTCGTCTTGGTCTTTGCTCCACATTACAGAATCAGCGGGTTCAATACCTGATTCAAGAACAACCGACTTATCATCATGAGGAAACCCATGAATCATTTGATAACGTTGCATTTGCCAATTGGAAATAAAAACAAACTTATGAAATTGATCGCAAAAGCTTTTATCTTTAAACTTGACTGATTCTGGATCCTCTGCCAAGTCATGTGCCCAAAATATTCGAATCTTATCTTGCTTAAGTTCTCTGGGTCTGGAACAAATTATCTGAAAATTATCAAGCAATTCTGGATTTAATAGTTGTGCAAGCTTGCGTTTTGCAAGTTCTGTTCCGCCAAATGCTTTAGCGGAAACGTCATTTTCTTCAAAAGCGGTCATACTGAAATAGTAAACCCAGAACTGAGAGCATCATTATAAAACATCTTGACTGTATCCAAGGAAAACTCGGTCAGATCTTTTCCAAACTTATCGACTTTTTTAATCATATCTAGCGGCATTGTAATGATGTCACAATCAGCTTCAATTGCTTCATTATATGCATAAGCTTGTCTGGAACTTGCCCATAGAATTTCTACGTTATGATTAACATACTTTGACTGTCTACGAATATTAGAAATATTACGTGTAAGTGATACTGCATTCTTACCAGTGTCAGCAATTCTACCAGAAAATACCGAAATAATGGAAGGGGTTGTAGGATCCAGTGCTGCCATAATTTTTTCTGCTTGATTTAGCGTAAATACAGCAGTTACATTACACTTAACACCAAGACTGCTTAATTCATGAACTACTTTAGCAGTGGATTCACCCTTAGTATTGGTAACAGGGATCTTTACATAAACATTGTAATCTCGAGCCCAACTATTAATAACTTTGGCTTGTGCCAAGATACCTTCCATTGTATCATCAAATACTTCAAGACTTAGACTAGTCTCTGGCCGCTTTTCATATAATTGTGCAATCATATGCTTGGCAAATCCTTCATAATCACTTACTCCTGCTTGTCGCATAAGAGTAGGATTAGTAGTAAAACCGGATACCTTAGGGTTATTGGCGGCTTCCATGATACCTCGTTCATCGGCACCATCACTAAACAATTTAATCATTATTTTCTCCACAAATTATTTCACAGGCATTATTAAGATCAGAAACAATATAATCAGGTATTATATAAGAATACTCGGGTATTACCAAATATTCATTGCCGATATAAATTGTTTTTAATTGAGAACGGTGACCGCAGACAATATCCTTCCAACTGTCACCCACCATATAACTGGATTGTCTATCAATATCATAAGTTGATATGAAATGTTCTATAATTCCGTTGTTTGGTTTATAGTATTTAGAGTCACGCTCTAGAGCAATTCCAATATTATTAAAGTCTAGATCATAGATCCTTAATGACATATTATGAAGATCATGTATATGTAACCAATTATCATATACATCAGGCTGATTTGTTACGCATAACCTAAGAAAGTCTTTATTTTTACAGCGCTGTATGACTTGCTTTGCTTCGGGGAGAATTTCAAATTCAGTTAAATTCCATGGCGCCGTAAATGCTTGTTTTTCCTCATGCCATACTAATTTATTTAAAACACCATCTCTATCAAAAAAGATGGCTTTATTACCACTTGGTTGCATTTACTTGCAAGTCTGGGTGTGATACAATACAATGCCATACAACTGCTTGGAATGCTTCAGAATGTGGTGTAATTCGTTCGGTAGATGCAATAGGAACAACTACACAAGCGTCGGCATTCTTTGCTGTATAACCATCAGCTCGTCCGACAACACCAACAACTTTGGCATTTAGTTCCATACAATAATCAATTGCACGAATTAATCCAACAGAAACATTCTTTTCCTTATTGCCACCACCAACGGATAGAACAAAAATTACATCTCTACTAGTTAAGCGTGATACTTTAAGATAATTGACAAATACTGTGTCAAATCCATCATCATTAGTTCTAGCAGTTACTTCGGATGCATTATCCGTTGGGCAATATGCTTCAATATTGCACAGCTTACGAAGATCATTAACCATATGTGAAGCATTACCGGCAGAACCACCTACACCAAGAACAAATACCCTTTGTGCATGTTTCAGAATGTCCACCATTCTTTCAATATTATCTGCATCTATAGTATTAGCTATAAATGCGGCCTCACTTAAATATTCACGCGCAAAGTTTTGATTCATGATTATATACCCTTTGTCTTAGTTCTGTTGTGCTATAGTCATGATAGCGAGGAATAAAATGAATATTAATTCCTTTAGTTTGACAAATAGAATCACCGGTAATCTTATCAAATTCATGATCACCTCCGACAAAATAATGAGTCAAACCCGAAATTAATCCCAACATTCTTTCGATATCTTTTTCGGTTTCATAAGGAATAATAGAAGTGACCTTAACAATCGCTTTTAGTTGCCAAAAACGCTCGAGCATTGATTGAACAGGTTTATTTTTAAAGGATCTTTCCACTGATGGATCAACATGTAATCCGATAATTAATTGATCTACTTGATTACCGGCAGACATAAGAAATTCTGCATGACCCGCATGCAAGAGATCAAATGTACCAAATGTAATACCTATCTTCATTCTATATTAAGAACTGCTTGACGCTTAATAAATGCACGACGAAGAGACTTGGCACCAAAATATTGAACGACCAAATCCTCAACAATACGTTCATCAAAAGGCTTACAACTGAATACATCAAGATACATTTCTTGATTTTCATTTGCAAAATGTGCACAAATATTACTAGTCTCAATTAATTGAACTAAAGTATATCCAGCTTTGTTACCGGCACCAAAATTAATAATTTGTGGTTCACCATAAGCAATCATGTCAATGTCCTTGACAAGTTGCTTTGCAAAGTTATAAACATTTTCATAACTTGTCATCTTATCTAGGTCACAACCAGCGGCATCAAGAATAGCATGATAACCCCAAAACTTTTCGTCACTCATTTTATTATATCCTCAGTGTTCTTGAACAGCTTGTGTATAAAATACACTATCAATTCTGAATGAACGCCAACCACCTTCTTGTACATCCCAAGCAGCAATCACATCAGAATTCTTTTGATGAAATTCACGTTCTTCTTTTTGCTCATCATAGCTAGCTCGATATGTTTCCGGTAGTAAATGTTTTTGCAAAGTACAACGCATAATCCGTTGTTCACCATTGGCTTTAACAAAATGTACTTCCATTACACGCTCACGAAGATCTTTAAGAACAGGATCTCGTTGATACAAACCATTCATTATATATTACCCTTCTATAAGAAATTTACGATGGTCTTGATTAGATTCTAGATGCTCTTTAAGTTGATTATAACCGCCAATATTAAATCCGTCAACCAAAATTATTGGAAAAGATTTAGCATCTGGAAACTTATTCTTAATTGTATTTACTGTAAAATCAATACCAAGTCTATGTTCCATGTATACAATATTACAAAGAGCAAGAAGATCTTTAGCCATATTGCAATAAATGCAATCTGATTTTGAGTAAATTTCAATCAACTGATTGATTCCGAACCACCTGCACCATTAACACTATAGCGCTGCATAGGTGTAGAAAGACCTGCAAAATAATTAGAGAACTTACCAACGGCTTCTTCAAAAGTATAAGCCCATACAAGTCTTCTTTGTTCAGAAAAGATAGGTTCATTTGAACCCATTTGATCCATACGAACTCGACCTTCAATTAGATATAATAGTTGTGCCTTGTCTGACATAATAAGCTCCGGGTTGTTATAAAATGTTGTAGTTTCTGGTGCGGTAACTGTAGTTACAATTGATTCGTCTCTGACACTTGGATTTTTAGTTGTCATAAATGATTGTTCGGTATTCATAATTTGATTATAAACTTCATCAGAACCAAACTTATCATAATCAAATTCAATTGGATCTTGTGGTGCTACAGTCTTAGGCTTATTTTTACTTCCTGTAATTCTTGGCATATTAATATTTCTCCTCAAGTTAGTTAATAATTTCCATATCAAGTCGTGCAACTCCTCTTTCATAGAAGCCTAGAAGTTGTGCTGACCTAATACTAAGATCAAAGTCTCTGCCTCTTATATATGGCCCTCTATCATTGACTCTTACAATAATAGATGAACCATTTTCTGGATTAGTAAATCTTATCATAGTATTAAACGGTAATCTTTTATGAGCTACTGTCAATCCATTTGGATCGAACCTTTCACCGTTTGCAGTTATTCTACCATGTCGATACCAGGATGCTGTTATATATCTTGGTCGACGTGATCTTATATTTCTGGTATGAGTTTCCAGGTTCTCTTGAATTTGGGCAATAACTACATTGTCGACTGATGACAATGTTTCGGTTGCAACTTGTTGGTTGCTATTCTCTTCCTCTATATGAGAATTGTTGATTGTATTACTATAAGATGAGTCAATATTGACTACTATAATTATGCCTAAACTCAAAAGACCAATCATTATGGTCTTTAACACGAGTTTGTCTCCTATTATTAATTTTTATTTATGCTGCCGATAATGCTTTAAATCTATCTGCTGCAATTGAAGCAGCAAATGCATTAGGCTTTACTTGTGCTTTAATATTACAAGTACCAAGTATATATCCAACTGCTTGAGTGACAACACAAGATGAACCATGTCGTTCATCGGGATTAAGATCCAAATGAATTTCAGTTGCACGATTGCCAATGCATTCAGCCAATTTAAAATAAAGCTCAGCAACCTTATAAACTTCGTTCATCAAACGCAACGATGGACGGGCAATCTTATGATCAAAATCAGGTTCGCGAGTTACTTCACCAAAGATTTTGGCACCATGTTTGCCATCAATATGAATAACAACTACTGTTGCATAATCTGCAACCCATTTACCATTAGGCAATTTAATGCGTTCTGAATCACCACCAATATAAATTTTAGATTCAATGGAACAATTAGTAATATATTGCCGAACTTCGTCAATATCAAATGTCATAGTATTCTCCTATGAGTATATTATATCATATTTTTATGACAAAGTAAATATCTTTTTTAGGTGTGCTTTGTGAACTTTAACCATAATCCATTCATTGTAACATTGATCGGATTCTAATACACAAGAATCAAATTGTAACTTTGCTTCAAAATAAGACATTTCACCTCTCATTTTACATAATCTAAGAATCTCTCTAGTAAAGTTCTCTTCACCTAAGTCAGATATATCCTGAATTAGTACTTTATTTGATCCCCAATATTGTTTCCAATCTGACTCAACCAAAAACTTTTTCTTCTTGCCTTTTACTTTTTTTGTTTTACTAAACTTTAAAAGTTTTTTACCAATATAGATTCTATTGGTTTTTAGATTTGTTATTTTATACACAAATCCGATAAATCCTTCCAGTAAAGATTCATCAATTTCTTTTTCATTATAAATCCACATAAGGGAACTCCATATTCCCTTATATTTATTAGTTTAATCTTGATGATGCACCGTGGAGTGCCAAACGTGTGTTCCATCAGAAAGTATAGTTGGTTTCGGATGAACTTTTAATGTTGTATTACGAGGAAGAATAGTTTCATGTTCTTCCGGCGACGGGCTGTGCGCTGATACGTGTACCGCGTGATCAGAAGGATTGAGATGAATATGTAGAATATGTTTTGTCGGTTTTTCCTCTCTATCTCTTGCAGCATCTGAATGAGCAAACCAATGAGCTGTTGCCTTGTGGTGAGTTGCCGAAGTATACGCAGGTAAATGAAGATGACCGGATGAATTTACATATTCTCTCGGATTAAACCCAATTCCAGAATAAACATGTAGATCGTGTTCAATCGGATTTCTAGTGACTTTATCTAAATGTTTTACGTGTTCTTTAAAGTAAGGTTCCATCTTCTCTTTGTTTTTGTGAGCTCTCAAAAGGGAGTCATTGATTCCTTCCGAGCTATCGCAGTAATGATTTACTGTTTCGCCTTCTTTTTTCGATAAAGGCTTTGCTTTCTTCGCTAGTTCTTTACTGAGCTCGCTAGCAGGATTCCAAGTGCCTTTAATGGTTTTATTTTTCTGATCTTGTGATTCAAAATGTTTATTTTCGTTATCTTGAATCCAATCATCAGCATCCCGTTTTAAAGTTTTTTTGTTTGGATTATGTGATTCTAATAAATCCGAATACCGAGATTCGGATTCTTTAAGCGATGGGCGTGAACGTGCACGAAAATTGATTGGATTTGGAGAAATTCCACTATTCAAGGAGCGCCCCAAACGAAAATGAACTGATTCAGGAGCTACGCCTAAATTTATTTTTACATTTTTTATGAAATCTTTAAATTTTTTCATTGGTTTGTGGTCCGCTCGTTGAAAAGTTTTTATTATTTATCTAAAACATTTCACGCCCACCATCAGGCCATTCATCATCTTCGTCATCTTCATCTTCATCAACTAGTGCTTCAAGCAAAGTATCAAGCACTGGATCAATATCGGTACATTCATCTAATGTATCGCAATCATAATTTTGAAATACTTCGATAAGTCCCATATAGATGAGCTTACGAACATTATCATCTACTACATTTTCTGCAATAATTTCTGCTACATCACTAAAAAGTGACGACCCTGAACTCCATCCCATGTTACAAACTAAGTCCCTTCATGCTTTCGGTTGACACATCTTTCTTTACACCACCGACAATGTAAGACGTGATCTGTGTTTCCTGCGGTGCTACTTGAACTTCCCCACCACTAATCCATTTTTGTGTCCATGGAAGTGGATTAGATCCTGTCTTATATATCAATGGCAACCCAACGGCTTGTAAACGTCTATTGGTGATCCATTCTACATAATCTTCCAATAGTTCTTTATTCAAGCCAATCATTGATCCATCCTTGAATAGATATTCAGCCCACTTTATTTCTTGTTCAGCAGCAGACTTGAACATTGCTACACATTCATCTTTGGTCTCGGTTCGAATGGTTGTGAAATCGGGATCATCTTGAGGCAATACTTTCAATAATTGTTGAGTGCTTGCAAGATGCAGGTTTTCATCACGAGCAATCAACTTAATAATCTTGGCATTGCCTTCCATCTTCTTTAATTCGGCAAATGCCCAAGAACAGGCAAAACTTACATAGAAGCGAATACCTTCAAGGATATTGACAGATATTAGCGCCAACCACAGAGCTCTCTTGTGCTCGTATGGCCCTAGATTATTGATGCCGATCTTTCCAGTGTGCTGCAGCTCGTTGTTAAAGCTGATCAGCTTATCGTAGTAGAGGCTGATGTCCTTAGCACAATTTACAATTTCTTCTAAATCAAGAATTCCATCAAGAACCTTAGACGGATCACTATAAACATTACGAATGATATGAGTATATGAACGTGAATGAACTGATTCACTGAATGTCCAGGCAACAATCCAATTCTCTAATTCGGGCAATGAACAAATTGGACCAAATGCTGCAGATGGTGCTCTACCTTGAACTGAATCAAGAAGGATTTGTCGCTTTAGATTACTGGTAAAAATATGTTGTTCATGCTTTGATAGATCACGAAAGTCTTTACTATCACGAGTCAAATCAACTTCTTCCGGAACCCAGAAAAATCCTGCAGAAGTCCGCGTAAGCTTTTCCAAGAACGGATATTTTTGTTTGTCAAACCTTGCAATAGTAGGTGGATCATCAAAGAATGCACGAACCTTTAGATGATCCTTTTTATTAGTTGGATCAAATACTTTATATGTCATCCTTAACCTCTTCCTATTGTGATGTTTTTATCTGCTTTAATATCTTTATTTGACCAAGTCCAACATTCACGTGTATCGGTTTGGAAACATACCCATAATAGACTATGTTCAATTCCATAATCAATTAAAACATGTGCCAGGCCTTTACCAAGTGGTGTTATCACTGGTAAAGGCGGATCTAGTTGTATCATAGTTTGCACGAGTCACAATCCTCTTCAAATATTTCTGGTACTTGATTGTTTACTGGTTCGATATTTGCTTCACCGGCACCATCTGCAGTATTAAAATAGTAAAGTTGCTTACCACCATACTTATAAAACATAATCACATGCTTAATAAGTTCTGACAGGGGAATTTGGTCATCATCATAGAACTTAGGATTATAACTAGTATTAACAGAAATACCTTGGTCGATAAACTTCTGCAATACAGCACAGATCTTCAGGTATCCTTCGGGTGATTTTTGATCCCAAAGCAAGTCATACTTATTCTTAAGTCTACGAACCTCTGGTACAACTTGCTTAAGTACTCCATCCTTAGATGTCTTAACTGATACCAAAGCACGAGGTGGTTCAATTCCATTTGTTGAATTGGAAACTTGTGCGCTGGTCTCAGATGGCATTAAAGCCATCAAAGTAGAATTACGAATACCATGTTCAGCAATAGATAAACGCAGACCGTTCCAATCCATATTATATATTGGTTTTGCTAATTCGTCAACATCTCTTTTATATGTATCAATTGGGAATTGACCATAATGATACTTTGTTTGATGTGAGAATGGGCACAAGCCCTTTTCTGCGGCAAGATCAACAGAAGCTTTAATCAAATAATATGACCATGCTTCTGCATATTCATGAATCTTTTGTAGACCTTCAGAAGTTATATGCTGATAGTTAAGGTCATTGCGAGCAAGCCAGTAAGCAAAATTAACAATACCAATACCAAGTGGTCTTCTTGACATGGTCGACCGTTTGGCCGCCTCGACTGGATAATTTTGATAATCGAGCAACTCGTCAAGTGCACGGACGCTAAGAGTACAAACGCGTTCAAAATCATTAAGATCACGGATTTTTCCCCAATTAATTGCTGCCAATGTGCAAAGACTGATTTCTCCACTTTCATCATCAAGACTGTTTAATGGTTTAGTTGGCAGATCAATTTCTTGGCACAAGTTGGATTGTCTAATCGGTGCAACATATTTATCAAATGCACCATGATCATTTGCATGATCAACATTCATAAGATAAATTCGACCCGTATCTTTGCGTTCTTGCATAAACGTTGAAAACAGATCAATAGCAGACACGACTTTCTTGTTTATAGCTGGATTTTTTTCTGCTGCTTCATAAAGTTCACGGAACTTATCAACATCAGTAAAAAATGTATCATACATATCTTGAACATCATGTGGATCAAACAGTGTAATATTACCACCAGTCAATAGACGTTCATACATAACTTTATTAAATTGGATTGAGTAATCCATATTTCGAACACGATTTTCTTCAGTACCTTTATTATTTTTAAGTACTAGAATATCCTCAATTTCTTTATGCCAAAATACTGTATGAATGGTTGCCGAACCACCACGGACACCGCCTTGACTACAAGACTTGGTTGCTGCCTGGAATAGCTTATAGTATGGAATATTACCTTCGGATGTAGCATCACCATTCCGAACTGGTGTTCCAATTGCACGAATAGAGCCAGCACCAATACCAATACCAGCCTTCTGACTAATATACTTTACAATTGCGCTGGTTGTCGCAATAATAGAATCAAGTGAGTCACCAGCCTCAATCAATACACACGATGAAAACTGGCGTTGTGGTGTGCGAAGGCCTGCCATAATTGGTGTTGGTAATGAAATTTCAAATGTAGACACCGCATCATAAAAATCTTTGACCCATTTCAGTCGAGTTTCTTTTGCATAATTGCGAAATAGAGTCATAGCAATAAGCATGAACGCCATTTGAGGGGTTTCATAATATTGCTTTGTTGCTCTATTCTTAACCAAATACTTGCCACGGAATTGTTCCATACCTGCATATGCAATATTAAAATCACGGTTGTGATCAATATGCTTATTCAGTATCTTCATTTCATCAACTGTATATTGGCTCAAAATATCTTTATCATAAAATCCTGCTTCAACATTTTCATAAATGTGAATACTAAGATCCCATGGATCAGGACCACCGTATACTTCTTTACGAAGTGCATAGTTAATTAAACGAGATGCCACATATTGATAGTTAG